CCCGTACACGCCGTTGAGCTCCTTGAAGATGTTGTATTCGACCGCCCCGCTCACGGTGTCCCATGTCACCGTATTGGGGGCGGCTTCGGTGGGCAGGGCCGTGGCCGTCTGCTCCATCGCGTGCGTCCGCGTGGCCGTGCCGTTGGCGATGTATGCGCCGTACCCCGTCGAGTCCTCACCGTTGAGCTTGAATGTGTCGGCCGTCAGAACGGTGATCCCGAACCGACGCCCGTTCAGCTCCGTCATGCCCTCCACGCCAAGGATCAGCACCTCGTCGTCGTTGATGAACGTGTGCCCGACCGCCGTGACCACGGCCTCGGTCGCCTGGGTGATGGCGGTGATGGTCTTGACCAGCCCCAGCCCCGGCAGCGATTCCTCAAGCGTGCCGGCCTTTACGGCCGTGACCTTGTATCGGTGGGTACGTGCGGTCCCCGCCGACGCGGACGTAGCGGCGACGCTCGTAGGGCCGTCCAGGGGCGGCTCGAAGGTGATCAGGTCCAGGGACCAATCGGCATCTCCCGTGCGACGAAGCTCGCGTGGGTCGTAAGATGGGTGGGTGATCGTCACCACGTCGGCGGACTGGATGTAGGCCAGGTCCGCAAGGTCCAGGCCGTCGTAAGGTGTGGCGATCGTGTAAACCCGCGATGCCGTTCCGCCCGAGACGTAGGCGGTGTAGGCGGTCCCGTTGATAGCCGACCCGTCGAGCGGGCTGGATAGCTCAAACGTGTCGGCCGTGACGTTGCCCACCCTGAAGTACCGCCCGTTCAGCTCGTACATCCCCGTGACGCCCTCCACGAACACCCAATCACCGTTGGCGTAGCCGTGGGCCGTGACGGTCAGCACGACGGGGTTCGCGGCGGTGGCGCCGGTGATCGTCTTTGCGGCTTCCAGGATCAAGCCCCCGTCACGCACGAACCGCATGAGCATGTGCTCGAGCCATAGCGCGTAGGTCTGCTCGTCGTTGAACTGGAACGGGATGAGCCGGCCACGGCTGGCGTTGTTGACCTGACAGGCGACGAACTCGGTGCCGGAGCGGTTGGAAGCGCCGCCGGTACGGAGCGAGATCCAGTTGCGAAGGGTCTTGACGGCCGCGGCGTATTTTGCGTTGTCGCTCCGGGCATGAAGCGCCGGGGCAATCTCACCCGCGCTGAAATTAAGGCTTTTGGCGGAGAAGGGCATCGGCTACCTCCTCGCCGTAACGAACTCACTATCAGGCTCCGGCGCGTCCTGTCTGTGGTTGGCGTCGTTGGCCGTGGCCCTAGACAGGGCAGACTCGTACTCCCGCACGGCCTTTTCCCTGACGCCGTCGCTCAGCGACAACGCCGCGGCGACTTCCGACGCCAGCAGCCACGCCAGAGCCGACGCGAACGACGGCGGGAACCGCGTCACGTCCGTCTGCCTGAACGTATAGACCGCCACGGCGTCCGGGAGGTTGGTCAGGATCAGCTTCGCCCCCGCCCCGTCCTCCTCCAACTCGAACGGTATCCGACCCCGTAGCAGCCCCGCCCGGCTCTCGAACTCCTCCGGTGGGGACAGGGCGGATCCAGCCGTGGTGACGGACGGGGGCCACGTCACGGAGCGGACCACCACGGCGTCGGACGGGACGGCGAAGCCGTAGGCCCAACGCCCGGCCCACTGCGGCACGGGGTCATCCGTGGCCGACGCCGCCAGCGCGAGCGCCGCGTGACGTTGGGCGAAGCCCCAGGGGAACTCCTCCAAGACTCGGTCCCGGCAGTTGGGGTAGAAGACGTTGAGGACTTCGGCTTTGGAGTCGGTGGGGGATGTGACCAGCTTACTTATGGCGATTCTGGCGAGTGCGAGATTGTAAAGCTCAATCAGCGTCATGGGCTATCGGCGTCGGCGTGGCTTCCAACCCGCGATCCGCCGAAGCCCTCCGTAGATGTAGGCCCGCGCCCGCTTGCTCGTGGTGCTGTGGAACTTCTTGCGGGCCGACCGCTTGAGCGCTCTGTGCAGGGCCTTGGGCATGGCTCACTCGGTGGTGGCCAACTCCTCGACAGGCTCGAGCACGCGGCTCCCGCCGGGCTGCTTGCTCCTGTTCGCCACGGCCACCGGCCCGCGGGGCGTCGGCACTTTGCGGGTCGGGTGCTCGCTCACCTTCTCCATCCAGGTGGCCGAGAACTGTTCCTCGGGCGTGAAGACGTGTGGGACGTTCCGGCCCGTGGGCTCCATCCTCACCTTGCCGTTGTAGTCCGTCACGGGCTTGCCGGTGATCTGGTCGAGGATGGGCCGCTTCTCGGCGATCAGGCCCTTCTTCTCGACAAGCATGAACTCCTCGCCCTCGTGGAAGATGCGGGGGCCTACTTTCGTGTTCTCCTCGTAGTACCCGTCCTTCATCGCTCGGACTCGGATGCCTTGCTTTGCCATTTGCTTTCCTTATGGGATGTTCCACGTGAAACATCCACCCAAGTGGTATCAGTCGCCAGCCTTGCGGTCGTGTTTCTTGAGAGCCAGCACGTAGTCGTGCTTGATCCAGTCGCTATCTCGTTCCAAACCGCGCTTGTCGCACTCCGCCTTCAACTGCTCCACGGTCCACGACTCGTAGTCGGGCTTCACGCCGGCCTCGGCGCTTCCTTCCGCTTCGGCAAGCTCCCTGGCGTCGGCCTCGGCCTGCGCCTTCTGCTCGGCCTCGAACTCCTCGCGGGCCTCTTTCGCCGCCGCCTTGGCGTCCTCCGCGGCGTCTTTCTTCGCCTGCTCGGCCTGGGCCGCGGCTTCCTTGGCCCGCTGCTCGGCCCTCAGTTGGGTCTTGAGCCGCGCCTTCTCCTCCTCCTTGGCGCGGGCCCGCTCCAACGCCCGGTCGATGGGCCCGGCGTGGACCTTGACCATCCACGCTTCGGAAAACTGATCCTTGGGTGAGAGGACGACTTGCTCCCGCTCACCGGTCTTGGGGTCGGTTTTCCAGTACACCCGCTCGGCAAGGTCGAACTCCTGTCCCTTGGCGATCCGGGCGTCGCCGTAGATGCCGTCTTGAATTGCTCTGACTCGCATCGTCGTATCCTTTCATCAGCCGAAAAGGGGCGGCGTGGTTGAGATTCCGTTCGCCACGCCACCCACCCAATCAGGAGGTCGTGGTTACACAAGCTGAGAAACGTTGTCGGCGTTGGCGTTCCAGTTCTGCCGGTCGCCCTTGCGCAACAGGCACGCCGTGATCTTGCCGGCCGTGGCCGTCGTGCTGATGTCGTAGTGCAGCTTCAGGAACCGCTCGTTGTTCGCGCCCATGAACAAGAGCCAGACCCGCTTGCCTTTAACGAGGTCGGCCACCAGGATTGTTTCGCTGGTGTAGATCGTGGTCCCCGAAGTGAACGCGGCGTTGTCGTCGGTGATGAGCGTCACGATCAGGCTCACCGTCGTCAGGAACGTCTCCGTGACCTGGATCAGGATGCCCACCGGCTCGCCGAGGCCGATGTCTCGGTCGGCCTGCAGGTCGATGATGTTGGTCGAGTCGGCGTCAACCGTGATCGCCTGGTCGTCTGAAAACATGTCTTCCTTGGAAAGCAGCATGGGAAATGTCCTTGTGTCGTGTGTGGGAGGAGAACAGCCGCCGGCCCTTATCAGGCGACCACGGTCTCGGTGTTGAGGATCGCGTCGCAACGCTTGACCGGGATTCCGCCAATCGTGGTGATCATCTCGCCGGGGACCTGCGAGGGCGTCACGGCGAGCGTGGCGCGGTTGGAGACCTGACGCCAGAGCATCGAGATGATCGAGCGGTTGGCGTAGAACGACCAGCGGGCCAGACCCGCCGTCGCCGGACGCAGCGCGATGGCCCTCATGCACAGGTCCACCAGGTCCGCCCCGCTCGACGCCGTCTTCACCAGGTCCGACAGGTCGATGTTGCAGATGCGGATGGCGAACCGCCAGTCGGGGACGGCCAGGCCGCAGTTCCACGAGAACTTCGTGTCGAAGATTTCGTAGGGGTTGCCGCTGGCGTCGTTGATCGTCCGCGTCCCGCCCGGCCCGCTGCCCATGTCCTGCATCGACAGGCCCGCGGGCAAGCCCTCCGGGTAGATGCCGTGCACCGTCATGTCGCCTAAGCCCAGCAGCCAGATCGACGTGTTGTCCGAACCGGACCCGCTCGCGTTGATGATGTTGTCGGCGTTGGGGGCCGACAGCGAGTTGTACCGCGGGGCCAGCCCGTGGAACTGCTCGGGGTCCGCGTCGGTGTTCCCGTAGAAGACCGTCGTGGCGAAGTCGTTGCCCAGCGCGACGATGTGCTGGTCGTCCATCCGTGTGCGGAAGCCCACGGGGTCGCCGCTGTTCTTGGCCAGGTCCTCATCGACGCCCGACCGCTGCCTCATCATCGCGGTCGTGTCACGCACCTGAGCGGTGGCGCCCTTGGTGTACGGCACGCCCTCGTAGAAGCGGCGGAAGGTGGTCGCCGGGAGCGCGACCTGTTGCGTGGTCTGGTGGCCCGACCCGTCGTTGCACTGCTGGAACGGGATGTCCTTGATGATCTCGTTCGTCTGCTCCATCAACTGAACGACGGTGGCGACACCGCCGTCCGGGTCGGTGAGCTTGATGATGTCCGTGACCGTGGCGAAGGTGTTGCCGATGGTGGCCATGTTTTATTACGCAGCGACAGCGGTCGCCGCGCCTTTGTTCTGGATCATTGCGGGGTAGCGTTTTTCTGCGACGCTCTTTTCCTTCGGCGGCGGCGGGTTGCCGGTCGCCAAGGTTTGCGAGGGTCGGAGCTGTTGGGCGAGGGTGACGACGAACCGCCGGAACTCCGGGTGGTGCTCGAAGCCGGTCGCCTTCAACTGCTCCTTGAACTTGGCCGAGCCGCACTTCTCGATGAGCTGGCCAGCCAGAGCGTCGTTCGCGTCATACGACGCGCCGCCGAACTTGGGGTCGGCCCGGCTCTCGGTCTTCCACGCCTCTACCGTCGCGTGGTGTTGAGCCATCAGGGCCTCGTTGTACGCCGTGGCCGCGGCCGAGTCGTGTTCCAGCAGCTTGACGGCTTGCTCTTGCGAGAGGCCCAGCGATCGCGCGGTGGCGGCTGTCCTCTCGACGGCTTGTGCGTCGAGCGCGGAACCCTCGGCGGGTTTCAGGTCGTACTTGTCTGGAACGGTGGAACCCAAAGCCACCGGCGCCCCGCCGACAGGCGTTGCGGAGGGTGCGCCGGCGGCGGCGTTGGGTTGTGCGGGTGAAGCAACAGCGGCGGGCGCGGAAGGCGCTGCCGCTGGCGTAGTCGTTGGTGTTGCGGGAGGTGTGGCCGGGTCAGGCACGGAAAAGCGCTCCGGTGCCTGTCGGTGTCGCCAGTATAGTCATAAACCCGATGTCAAGTCAACGGGGCCGGTGGCGGCGGGGTCTTTTCCTGCTTCATCCCCTCCCGCTCCATCGCCTGATACCCGGTGAAATCGGCCTCGATCAACTTCTCGCGGAACACAAGCCCCATGTCCCGGAACCCTTCCCTGTACGCCGATTCGCGCGGGTTCTCGTGGAACGCGGGCCTGAACACGCGGGCCTCGGTCAGCAGCCACCACGCGATGCGTCTGCCCGACTCCTGGGCGAGCATCCCCTTCACGTCCGCGAGCAGCTTCGCGCGGCCCTTGACCGCCCGCTCGTTGTTCGCCCTCTCCGCCTTGCGGCCCTGGGGCTGGTCGGGTTCGGTGGGCTCGTCCGTCATGGGTGTG